AAGATCATGGAAAGTATTAAAGCCTTCCCTAAGTTGGTGCATAAGAAGACTTCTTACTTCTCCTGGAACGGAGTCTTGTAAAGAATTAAATTTATCTCTGAACCAATCTTTTAGAGGTTTCCTCCGCTCTTCTTGTTCTTGTACTTTCATTAAGTCCTGTTTAAATATTTCCTCTTGAGACATTGGCAGTAACTCCAACATCTCTGGCGGCTTTTTTGTAGGTGGAAGGATGTTATCATCTCTACCTCCAACGTCATTAGGAACGTCATCCAATGGATCACGAGTAGGTCGAATTTGCCCTCTTGATAAAGGATTATCAGCCATTAGAACTCCTCAGGAGTAACATCAATAATTGGGATGTCGTCTTTCTTCTCTACGTATTCAATGGTAAGTCCGCCTTCCATCCTATGTCGATGTTCTATCACATCAACAGGACGTTGACCAGCCCTATCAAGGACATCCTTAGCAGCAGACATCCTAGTTCCGATTCCTACTTCGTTACTAGCTACAACACCAACCATGAACTCCGCTGCTAGGTGACTGTATTGTACAAAGAGGTTTCTTACATCCTCTGAGTCAGACTCTAGGATGCTCTTGACGATAGTAGTCTGTAACTCACTATAAGCATCGGACTGTTTGACCGCCTCTACTTGCTCTAGAGGTATAGACAATACATTACTAATGTCCTTGTCGCTTATTCCTTGTAAGGAGTAAGAGAGAATAACACTAAGTGTGTTCATCTGTCCAGGAGGAAGAGGGAGATCACTGATCCTCTTACGAGAAGCAACGATCTCCCTTTTGATTTGTTGAAGGTTTGGGACTTCAACCAGCACTTCTTCTTCTACAGGAGCACCGTTAATGGGATTTATCTCAGTCCCATCAGCGAGTCTTAAAGGTTCTGTTCCGCTAGGAAGGTTATTCATTATCTAAGTGTGTCTGATTCTAAGCTGAACATCTTCTTTAGATAATCTAATAATTCTCCTCCTTTATCTATTCCTCTGCTTAATAAGTCTTGTGGACCTCCCCCTTCGAACCAGTCGTAAGCCTCAGTCCCGATATTTCCTGAGTACTTCTCGATCCATTCTTTCATCTCCTTATTTCGTCCAGCAATTCGAGCCGACTGTTCAAGTCCTGGACGCATGAGGAAAGTATCCGCGAGGTTTACGGCTTCGGTGACCTTCCCACTGAATGCATCAACAACATCATCAACCACGACTCCGAATATATTAGCTAGGTATTCAAGTTTCGATTGATCATCTTTTGTCCGATTAAAGGCTGCTCTTTCTGTCACTGATACTGGAGATATTGCGGGCGAACCTTCAGGGGTTACTCCAGAAAGATCAGATCGCGATAGAGGAGGAAAAGGTCGACCATAGATGGCATTAAAGAATTCTTCAC